TCCCCTTCGTGGGCTCTGGTCCCTGGACGTTGACCAGATTGCGGAGGTCGCCGAATGTGAACGGCTGATCCGGTCTTGTCAAGACATTGGTCGCATAGGCGAATGTGTAGATCGAGTTGTCGTTCTTCTTGCGAAGGCGATAGACGCCGGAGCCGTCGTAGAAGTGGATGTACGGAGTGGAGAGCTTCTTGCGGAGTGCATCCAGTCGCTCCCATCCTGCATCCATTCGTGCGACGGAGAAGTTCTTGCTGAACTTGTTCGACAGACCTGGCACATCGTACTTCGTCTCGCCACGAAGCTTGAGGATGTCCACGATGGCATCTGTGATCTTGGATCCGTCCTTGTACGACTTCGTCGTCCACATGACAGCCGGAGCGAGCAGAAGAGCTTCCTTTCCCTGAGCCTCAACCTCCAGAGTGTTCTCCTGCTGATTGAGAAACGTGACGGGACCGTAGAAGACCGGTGCTGCAACCCATCTGTTCAGCGATGGAACCCAGACGTCGTACGTCACACCGATGAACCGGTCTGCGAAGAGCGCCGTCAAGGACGGAGCCGCAGGATCCAGGTAGAAGATGTGTCCAGGATCCAAGAGCGTGATGGACAGCTGACGGCTGACGTCCTGACCTGTATCGATCTGCACGCTACCGTCAATGAGGCGGAACTCCGACTGCGTCGCAGACGCCATGATCTTCTCATTGGCATCATAGACCGTGATGGTTGATCGCATCCTGTGCGACGTGAGGAGTGTGGCGTGATAGGTCGCCAGATCGGCGTCGTTCAATCCCATCCGGTTCATACGATCACCTGGAAGGTGTAGTCCGAGACCTGCCAGTAGTCAATGCTCACTCCGTACCACTTGTCACGTGACGGCTCAATGCTCATGGCACCGATGATGATGCCGATGTTCATCTTCGCCCAGACGAGCCGGAGCGGAATGGTGCTGGCGTAGCTCTTGATCGTTTCCAAGTCCTGCCGATACTGATCTGTCGTTCGTCCAGCGTAGTCGAAGATGGATCCCGTCAGCGAGCCTTCGTATCCCCGAATGCCTCCGGTGATGCGAACGGGATCGCGCCTTCCAACGGGGAAGAACGTGTCGCCTTCCTCACCGATGACAGCGGACGGATCCTCCTCCATGATGAACGGGATCTTGAGCCCGAGCGTCGGTGCGAGAAGCCACTTCTGTCTCGGGTCCAAAGTGACTGTCAGCGTGGGGTTCCCAGAGCTGTTCTTGTACGTCCCGGTGGACAGAACGACAGCCTCAACCTCAACAGTGTGCTGAACGCGAGGTGTCAGGTTCCACAGAGTGTACTGATAGGTGTTCCCTCCCGGAGTGGTCTCCACGAGTGCCGGATCCACGCGAGAGTCGTAGTACTGACCGTCCACACGGATCGCGAAGTAGTCCGGTCGGCTCGTACGACTCCACTGGAAGACGAGCTCCGGCGTGTTGTTCGCACTGATCTGCGTGATGGAGTTGACCGCCGCAGGAACTCCAGAACGGACGTATTGGACTGTGCGGGAAGCTTCGACGTACTCGAAGTCACCCGGAGTGGCGATGCGGTCAATCGTGTCCCAGACCCGGATGATGATCTGGTAGTCGGTGCTCTCCAACATGATGACGCCCTCAGGCAGCATGAAGCTCGTCACCGTCGTTGCGATGCGGCCCGAGTCATACTTGAGCTTCCCCGCCTCGTAGACGAGGTACTGAACTGACTCCTGCGTCTTCCCAGTGAAGGTGTGAGTGATGACCGGACTGGTGTCGTCAATCGGCGATGCCGCCGGCGACGTCATGGTGAGGACACCCTTGATCGTTCGCTTGAACTCTACGGGATCGGACCAGTCTGTCGTGTTCCCATTGGAGTCCTGAACGCGGACCCTCCACCACTTGTCCGATCCGTCTGGCAGCGAGGTCATTCCAAGCGCGACTGGATCCGACTGCCATGCACCTGAAACGACCCATCCGCTGTCCCAGTCAATCGGCACAGCGAAGTCCGACGTGGCGTCGATTTGAACGTTGTACTGCGTCTGCACGTTCCCTTCTGCCGACTCGTAGACCCATGACAGGATCGGGTTGCCGACAGACACCGAACGCGCTCCGTTCGGGATCAGCCCCGTCGGTGGCGAACCGACTGTCACCCAGGTCACAACGAGCTGAGGACGGACGGCAGGATCTGCCGCTTCTGAAGACCAGAGCTTCCGTCGTGTCGTGTTCGCCGTCTCAATGACCACTCGCAATCCGTACCACGCTGATCCAGCAGCAGCGGCTTGAAGGATCGCCGTGACGTCGATCTCCACCATCTGGTTCTTCTGAAAGTTCGTCACGTTCTGGTTCGCCGCAACAGCATTGTCGAATGCGGGCTTCTTGTTCCACGTGAGCGATCCCACTCCGCTTTCAATCCACGACTCAGTGATGCGACGGGCGGTCAGCGTGTGAGTTCCTGAGTCCCAGTTCTCATACGCCCAGAGCCGAAGCTTCGCACTCGTCACGATGGCACCGATCGGGAACGGCAGCGAGAAGTAGGAGAAGAGCCGACGGGCAGAACCGGATGCTTCGTTCAGCTCCAGACGAGCCCAACTCCCGGTGTTCCGGTCCTTGTCGCTCTCAAGGACTGTCCCGTCGTATGCACAGATCATCGTGCTCGTTGGCATCGCTAGCTCCTACTCATCCTTGAGAGCGAAGCCTTGAACTTCGCTTGATCGTGCTCCTCATCCACCACGATGCCGCGAACGACTGCGGTGGAGCGTGATGTGAGCTCCAGTGTACCGACGATGGACATCCCCGGCTTGACGAACCCTGGCATCGCTCCAGGAGTCCGCAAGAACATGTTCCGAGCCTGAATGGAGTTGCTCGCTCCACGGACGGCGGCTCCCGCAGCACCTCCCATGATGGTGCGAAGAAGTGCCAGCGAGTCGTCATGTGACAGCACCTGAGTCTTCTGCGGGAAGAACGCAAGCTCAGGACCCTTCTCACCGACGACGGCGAGGCCCTCAGCCATGCCTCCCTTCTCCAGATGCGGGATGAGCGCGATGTCCGCGTGGAACGGAATGAGGTTGTATCCCTTGATCAGGACGTTGATGGCGTCAATGACGAGGTTCACACCGGACTTGATCACGGACAGAATTCCATCCCAGATTCCGGATGCGACGCTCTTCATGCCATTCCAGATGTTGGACCATGTATCCCGGATCCAGTTCAGCCCGGACTTGATCGCGTTCTTCATGACCGTGAACGGCTTCACCACAGCGGTCTTGATGCCGTTCCAGATCGTGATGGCAGCGGACTTGATCTTGTTCCAGTTACTGATGAACAGGACGATGAGCGTTGCCAGTCCACCCGTCAGCACGATGAGGATGATCTTCCAGTTCTTGACGATGAAGTCCTTGATGGCGTTGAACACTCTCACCGTGAAGTTCTTGATGGCGTTGAAGATTGTCCGCCAATGCTTCACGAGATAGATGATGCCAGCGACCAACAGAGCGATGACAGCGATGAGAGCGAGAACCGGAGCCGCCGCTGCGATCGTCGCCGCAGCAGCAGAAGCCGCCGCGACAGCCCATCCGATGAACGCCGGAAGGAGCACGACGCCAATCGCGATGGCAAGAGCCGTCAAGAGTGTCTTGTTGTTCGCGATCGCCTCTGCGAGCCACACCAGTCCCTTGACCAGACTGTCAATGATGATCGTCGCAAGCTTGATGATGATGGGAAGCAGCGGCGTGACGACCTTGAGCAGGTCTGCGAACAGCGGAACGATGGGAGCGAGCGACAGCAGGATCTGTCCCAGCGCCTCTCCGAGTTGCTGAATGACCGGAGCCAGCGCGAGGATGATGGGAACGAGACCCAGAATGACTGGTGTGAAGCCTTTCAACAGCGCGGAAACGACCGGAGCGAGTGCCTTCAGCAGAGCGCCGAAGACCGGACCGAGCGCCTTCAAGATGTTGGTGATGACCGGACCGAGTTGCTTCAAGATCGGTTGGATCGCCTTGAGCAACGTTCGCATGATCGGCATGATGGCCTTGCCGATCTGCTCCTGCACATCACCGATCTGCGACTCCATGATGGCTGCGGGATTGGCCTTTCCCATCGCCTTCGCAGATCCACCGAACTCTGTGGTCAGCTCTCCTAGAATGACCTTCTGGGCCTTCATCGTGTCGCCGGCCTTCACAAAATGCTTGATCTGCTCAACCTGCTGATCGGTGAGCTGAACGCCGACACGGCGAAGTGCTGACGCGCCCTTGACAGGATCGTTCAACGCCTTGCCGAGTCGGAGTGCCGAAGCACTCATGTCCTCACCCATCTTCGCAGACATGTCCGCTGCGGCAGCGGTCGCCTGATTGAAGATGTCGTTGCCCTTGCCGACCTCATTCCGAACCTTCGTGAAGGTCAGCAGCATGTTCTCGCCAGACTGGACAGCCTCGTCATCAATGCCTGAGTAGTCCCGGATCGTGCTGGCGAGGTTGCTGACCTGCTTCGCAGTGACGTTCGCTGCACTCTTCGTGGACTTCAGACCAGCAACCGTCTGTGCCTGAACTGACGCTGATTCCTTGTATGCGTCCAGCGACTTCTTCCCGTAAACGACTGCCGCCGCGCTCAATCCACCAATCGCCGCCGCACCGATCTTGAGTGTGGACTTCAGGGTTCTGCCGACACCCGAGCCGAACTTGCTCGCACTCTTGTGAGTATCCTCCAGTCCCTTTGACACACCTTTGAGAGCATCGTGCGCTTGATCGACATCAAGCTTGATCGTACCTTCTGCGGTCCCGAGGTCGTACTCTGCCATCTACATCACCTCCTCACACGGCAGGATCGCGGTACTTCTGCGAGTCGCGACCGGCGAGGATCCGCCGAAGTGCGAGCTCTTGCTTCTTCTGGATCTCCCTCATGTTCTTGCCGTCGATGTTGCTGAGTTGCAACTCAATCGCACCTCCGAAGACTGCGACCGCATCGTCAATACGGAACGCGTCCCACGAGTTCTCTATGTCAAGGAGTTGACTCGGCCTGCAACTCCATGTCTTTGCGAGATTGTAGAGATCCCACATCAGGCTCCGGTTCTCCACGAAAGGGAGCGAGGTCCTCGCCTCCGGTCATGATGTAGTTGTACAGAAACTGCTTCGTGCCTTCGTCCACTTCATCGATGTAGAGCTTGTCCGGATCCCGCTCCTCTTCCTCGTCGGGGATGTCGTTGATCCGTGGCTCCACGACGTTGAAGATCACGACCCTGTCAATCAGCTGGATCATGGCCGTGAACTCTTTGGGCTCCAGATCACTTACCTTGACGTCATCTACGTCCCGACCTGACAGGGACCTCTGCACGAATGGCATCAGGTCGTTCGGGATCATGCCGAGCTTCCACATGACCTGGAGCGAGCGCCGCTGAACGACTGCTGCGAAGCCGTTCGGGCAGATGATGGTCTTCGCCGCGCTGAGCTTCTTCCAGTCAGCGACGGTTCCTTGCGTGCTGGCCTCTTTGGTCTCAGTGGACTCCATGGGCTCTTGTCTCCGTTGAGCTAGGTCGGTGCTACCGCCGTCTCGTTGTTGTCGATCTCGTAGAGCTTGTTCGTGGCGTCGCCGATCGACTTTCCGCTGAGGCTGGTAACGTAGAACGCATTGTCTGCGAACTCGCCACCGACATCACCATCCGCCTTGCACTTGAAGATGATGATGTGAACGTCACCGCCTGAGTCGCTGATGGCTTGACCCTCCACCTTGAAGTACGGACGAGACTGCGTCGTCAGCTTGGACACCGTCTTCTTGATGTTCGGCGTCGCGCCAGTTGTCGTCAGCGTTCCGCCGACCATGACGACGTAGGCCTCAAGGCTGATGCCGCCAGCCTCCAGCGACCACGTTCCTGTCGCTCCACTTCCATGCGTTGCGACGACGGTGTCATCACCGCGAAGTTCGGTGGAGTCCTCCGTCTCCGAGAACGCAAGCGTCTGGATGGCAGGCAGATCCACCCCTGTTCCAACCGTTCCCGTCGCGTCGATCGGATAGACCTTGCAATCCCGAACGCCGAATGGAAGTGCAGGAATTGCGAGTGCCATGAAATCACCTCCTTCCGTTTGGGTCTCTGAACACTTGAGTGTTCAGGAGCTCTCCGGTCGCCCTGTCGAAACGATGCAAGACAACGATGCCAGGCTGTGCTCCGCACTTCGGATGACGGCACTTCACTTCCAAGACACCGTCCACGAAGATGCCGTGCATCGTATGAGCACAGCGAAGCTTGACTACTTCTTCGCTGTCTTGTCCTCCGACGCCGTGTCCTTCTTCGGAACGGCCTTGAACTCCGGATCGTTCTCCAAGAGCCACTGAGCGGCCTCCTCGCCCACGTCTGCCGTGAACTCGTTCTCGTCACTCCACACGACGGTGTCGTGCTCGATGTCGACGGAAGCCCAGTCCTTCTTGTACATGATCCGGTTGCCGAATCCGATGAACTTGATCTGCATCCCTCACCTCCGGTTTGCCATGTGATACGACGATGTCTTGACGATTGTCTTGCGCGTGTCATCTGCGAGGTCGCGACTGTCACCATCCCATCGTATTGCAACTCCGTTCGTCGCAACGACTGGGCCGACCAGAGCCGTACGAATGCGTTCAAGCACTTCACCGATGCGAAGATAGGATCCAGGGTTGTCATGGACCCAGACGGTGAGAGCCTGGATGTCGGCTCCTTCGAACTGCGGCGTAAGCTCTTCGAACACCAGAACGATGAACGGCTTTCGGGATGGCGTCTCCTCCACGGTTCCCGCAGAGTAGATGCGATGCCCGACAATGCTCGTCAGACCCGCATCGTTCTGAAGCGTCTGGTAGACGTATGTCCGCCAGTCCATCAGGACTTCCTCACTGACCGGAAGAGCTTCCGCAAGTCCTCCATGACTTCCCGAGCGGTCTTCTTCAGCGTCGGAATGACAATGGCGAACCTTCCTTCGTGACGGACTTCGAGCCAGATGCCGTATGGAACCTGATGAGCAAGAACGATCACATGCTCCTTCATCGGCTTGTGAAACGCTTCGGCTGCAAGTCCGTTTCGTGCATTCCCTGTCTGATCCGTCCAGGGAGCGTTCTGCTTCATGTAGTCCTCTGCTCGCTGAGCGTGATACTTCGCAAGCTCTCCAATGCGCTCGTCCAGAGCCTTGTCAAAGAACTTGATCCCTGGCGTCAGGGTGTCGTGCCGGAAGGTGAGACCGCTAGGCACTCGTCTTCAACTCCCCTTTGACTGCCACGGCAGACTCCGTCTTCCACGGAACACGCTCTACGCTGATGACCTCGAATTCGCCTTCGTCGGTCGTGTACTCATCGCCGATGGCGATGTCCAGGTCTGGCATCCCCACAATGACACGATCAACCTCAACATCCCGTCCGTCCTCCGTCACGATGGGGATTGGACTGCGCTGGAACACGATTCGAAGCTTCTGCGGCTCAAGAACTGTTGGGTTCGCTTCGTCAAGCGTCTGTCCGCCAGCACCATCCGATGCGACGACCGGTCGCTTTAGGATCAGCTTCGTCGGAAACGCATCGATGAATGCCTGCGTCTGCATGTGATGGAGGAACGGAACTGCCGTTCGCTCCAGATGCAGGTCATCGATCGATTGTATGGATTCGGACATGTCCGTATCCTCCGACTGGCTTCCCATCAGGAGCGATGTCAGAGCCACTTCCTGCTCCTCCAGAAGCACCTCCGGAACCGAACAGGGTAGCCATCTGGAGAGCCTTGTCCTGAAGAGTGCCGAAGTCATGACTTGCACCTGCCTCCGAAACGTTCACGAGCTTCGCGTATGCCGCCGCCTTCTGCATCCAGATCTGGCCTGATGCGAATTCGACAGTCCCTTCATCGATGAGGGCCGCGATGTCCTTGTCCAGGAACAAGCTCGTTTCCGAAGGCTCATCGGTGTTGAGCCTGACTTCGGCAATCTCTCCAGACGTTGCCATGTTACTCCTCCTCGTCCTCCGGCTCCTCGCCGGTGAGCAGGTCGATGATGTCCTGCTTCGTGGACCCGGAAGGGACGTCCAGTCCCCGCTCCTCGGCCATCGCCTTGAGCTCTGCCTTCGTGAGTTGCTCGAGCTCGTCGGCGCTCTCCTCGGACTCGGGACCGAAGTCCTTGCCCTGCACTACTGGCTCCTGAGGACGAGCCGGACCCTCGGACTCCTCCGTCATGCTTTCGGGACCCGGACCGTACTCCTCTGGGAGCTTGATCCCACGATCACGAGCATAGGCGATATCGTCATCGTCCAGCTCTTCCTCGTTCGCCAGCTTCTCCAGGATGTTCCGCGACACTCTTTCACCTCCTCTCCCGACGGACCTCCGAAGACGCGGGGGAGTCCAGCTCTCCCCCGAGCCCTCAGATCACCAGGTGAAGCCGGTCGGGATCGTGTAGCCGCCTGCACCGATCTTCATGACCACTCCGGCTCCGCGCTGACGGATACCGGTCCCGAACCCCCTCTGGTAGAACGAGTCGATCAGAGGGTAGTCGGCGTCGGGTCCCTTGACGAGCCGGAGACCGCGAAGCGACGTGTTCGGGTGCTCCCTGATGCCGACGAGGTTGGAAGCGTTCAGGTTCCCGCCTGATGCGAAGCCGAGCATGTATCCTGCCGGGATCTGATCGTCCTCCACGATGAGCCACGGACCGTAGCGGCCGATGACTGGGAGGCCATTGATCGTTCCCGGAGGGATCGCTCCCGGCACGAAGGTCAGGCTCTGCTGAAGGTCATGCGGGATGACCCACGACGGAACCGCCTGTGACGGGATGAAGTCGTACTCAGCTCCGTTGACACCGAACCGGAACGTCTTGATCGTCGCCGTCTGAGCGCTGTTCGCCATCAGGATCAGCTGCGATCCCTCCTGCCACGAGTAGCCGTGATGGGAGAGATGCTCGTACATGGACCCTGACCCGGTGAGGTCTCCCGGATCCACCGTCGCTGCTCCTGACGACAGGAAGTGCTGGTGCCCAGACGTGTGAACCGTCGACTTGTACCGAGGAGGCACCGTCGAGTCCCCGTTGTACAGAGGATAGACGTTGTAGTTCTGTCCTCGGATGGTCGCCGTTCGGGTGACGTTGTTGAAGATCTGCTTCATGACTTCGGTGAACTGAAGGCGGTTGTCACCCTCCATCGCCGCGTTGTTCAACGAGTCAACCTGCTCCGTCGTGGCCTCGGCCAGGAACATCCAGGTGTACCTGACCGCCAGGTCCCACCAGTAGAACGAGTAGCCGAGGGAGAAGTACGTCGGAAGAGCAGCGCGGATGCCACGCGGCTCGCCGTACTCCGACGCCCTCTCGAAGTCCACGACGTCGCCGCCCTGGAACACGTCCTCGATGATCACCGTCACCGGGAACGTGAGCACCGCCATCAGCCGATCGCGCTGCTGATTGTACGATGCCAGAGCGGCCTGGTAGTCGGCCCAGATCTGGTTCAGATCCCGACCGTCCGCCGTGGTGAAGACGACATCACCGACCTGGTTGAATCCGCGAGCACCACCCGAAATGACTGGGTAGATGCTCATCACATCCAGATGGGACTGTGGAAGGACGATGCCGTCCCGCTTGATGAGCCCCGGAAGGATCAGAGGCTCACGCTCTGCGACGAGCAGATCATGCACTCCTGATCACCTCCTAAGCGCCCGTGCCGGAACCGGCACCCTTGCGAACGACCAGACGGTCGCTCTCCACCATGTATCCCATCTTGATGTTCGCCGTCGCCACGTTCGTCAGAGCTCCGGTGCCAGGGACCGCATAGACCGCGATGCCTGCGGCGCGACCCGTGAATCCGGTGTCGTCCACCTCCAGGATCTCACCGTGCGTCATCACGTCTACGATGTCACCGGCATTCTTGAAGCTCTTGACGAGACAGACGATACCGAGGACTCCCGTGTTGCCAGCTCCCGGAACGACCTTTCCGTTCACGTCGAGCCCGACAGCTACCGGAGTTCCATCGGCTGCCGCCCATGCCGCAGCGAGAGCCGCGCGGAATCCACCAGAGACGGGGTCGTACTTGTCGAAACGTGCCATCTACGACCCTCCCTCCTGAGTGACAGGTGGCTTCCCCGATTGATCGCTCTTCATCCTCTGGACGAAGAACTCGCCTCAGGCCGGAGGATCCCAGATACTCCGCAATGGACCGTGCATCAGGATAGCATATGACTGCGCTACACCTGAATCCTGTTGCGGAGGGCCGGGAACCTCTTCGCCATCGCCGCCGCATCTGCTTCTTTCCGTGATTTCTTCTGTCGCGGCTGACGAGTGCGGACCTGGCGCTCTTCATCCT